AATTCAAAATCCAACCCTACCCTTAGACAAGACCTGTGTTCAAGAAGTTGTTTATGACAAATCCTACGACACAGTAGAGGAGTGTAGATTAGCTTCTCAACAATTAGCCACATATTTAACTGACAGACCAAATGTGTATGTCACTACTTTTTGTACGACAAAGATAAGCCCAGATATATAAAGGAGGTTATTAATGTCGAATATCCTCTGCGTGAGTGATTTGCATGAGCCTTTTAGTCATCGTCATAGCTATCACTTTTTAAAAGCCATAAGTAAAAAATATAAATTTTCAAGAGTCGTTTGCATAGGCGATGAAGTTGATTACTCAGCTTTGTCATTCCATGACTCTGATCCTGACTTACCGAGTGCTACAAAAGAGCTAGAATTAGCACAATATAAAATAAAAAAACTAGAAAAGTTATTTCCAAGAATGGATCTACTACATAGTAATCATGGCTCTTTAGTATATAGAAAAAGAAAACATCATGGTTTTCCAAAACAAGCAATCAAAGATTACGCTGAAGTCTTAGGTGTCGATCATAGAAATTGGCGTTGGCACGATAAACTAATTCTGAAAGATAAATATGGTGAATATTATTTTTGCCATAATATGAATAAAGATCCTGTTAAATCATCTATGTCCATAGGATATAATTTTATACAAGGACATTATCATACAGATTTCAAACTAGGTTACTGGAACTCACCTGAAAGATTAAGGTGGGGTATGACTATAGGTTGTTTAATAGATAAGCATTCTTTAGCTTTTGCATACTCAAGAGTTAATATACGCAGACCAACTTTAGGTTGTGCTGTTATTCTTAATGGTATTCCTCAACTAATACCAATGACATTAGAAAATAATGGTGGGTGGAATGGTAAAATATGACAGATAGATGGACTAAAAGAGACAATGTAAACGATAAAATAAATCCTGATTATTATATCGCTACAAAGATTCAAGTCTCAGATTTTATTAGTGAATTTAACTTAGATTATTTTCAAGGCAACATAATCAAATATGTTGTGAGACATAAACAAAAAAATGGTCTTGAAGATTTAGAAAAAGCTAAGTGGTATTTGGAGAAGTTAATCGAATGTACGAAGAAGTAAAAGAAAAGATTAAGAAAAGTGAAGGGTACTCTGCAACTGGTTACTTTTTAAAATATAAGGGCCCTAATGGAGAGACCATTAAGGAGGATTTTATGACTATCGGATATGGTCATAAGTGTGTAGATGGTGATTCTTATGAACCAGGAGTTGAATATTCAAAAGAAGTATTAGAACAACAATTTGAAAAAGACTTCCTTGTCTATCTTCATGCAGCAGAACGATATATCGGTGATTGTGAAGTTCCAAAAGTTATTAAGGATTGTGTTATAGAGATTGCTTACAATATTGGTGAGCCTAAATTATTCCAATTTGTAAAAATGCGTCAAGCTATGCAAGATGCAGACTTCTTAGAAATGGCAAATCAGTTAAGAGATAGTCGTTTGTATAGAACACTTACCTCAAGATATGAACCAATGGTTAAACTAATAGAGGAGGCTTAGTATGTGGACAATGTTATTAAAACCCTTAATTGGTGTAGCTGGTGATGCAGTAAAAGGTTTTGTTGAAACTAAAAAAATTAAAAGTGAAACAAAAATAGCTGAGATAAAAGCTGAGAAAAAAAGATTAGAAGATATTGCAACTGGTAAAATAAAGTGGGAACAAAGTGCAGTAGAACAGATGAAAGGAAGCTGGAAAGATGAGTTTGTACTTTTAGCTTTGATGATACCAGCAATCTGTGTTTTTATTGGGCCTTTAAGACCACATATACGAGAAGGTTTTGAGGTTCTTGAAACTTTACCTGAATACTACACCCATCTATTGTATCTAGCGTGCTCTGTTAGTCTAGGAGTGAGAGTTGCACCAGGTATAAAAGGTCTATTAAAGAAATGAGTACTCTAAAGGAAGTAGAGTCACAGTTAAGAAAAACTAAAAAAGAACTTAGAGAAGTTAAAAAAGAAAACGAAGAACTTAAACTTAGAGAAAAGTTTTACCAAGATAGATTAGAAATAGCACATGAAAAAAACGCTATATTAAGAGAAGAGAAGCGTAACATAACTGTTGATGATGTAATTGCATTTCAAAAAGTTAAAGCTGATTATGCTTCATCACAAGATCAATCTCTTGCAGAACAGTTAGAAAAACAAGAAAAAGTAGAATTCGACTCAAAAGGTATTGCACATGAGAAAAGAACACAAGAACCCTAAAGGTGGTCTATCTGCAAAAGGTAGAGCATATTTTAAAAAAAAAGAAGGATTAAATTTAAAACCACCTGTTAAGTCAGGCGATAATCCTAGACGAGCAAGTTTCCTAGCAAGAATGGGTGCAAGTAAGGGCCCAGATTATGTAATAAAAGATGGCAAGAAAGTTCCAAGTCGTAAGTTACTGAGTTTACGCAAATGGGGAGCTTCAAGTTCAGCAGATGCTAAACGCAAAGCAAAAGCTATATCTGAAAGAAACAAAAAGAAAAAGTAATTTGAGATCAATTAAAGAAGATATCAGTCTATGGTCAAAGACTGTTATTGAGAAACCAAATAAGCATTTAGGTAACTTCGCTGTGTGTCCTTATGCTCGTGGATGCAGGAACAATAAACAATTTAAAATAGAAGAAGTACACGAAGCAAAACTATTACTACCAACTGTAGTAGATTGGGCAAATAAATTAAAAAGAACTAAATATAGAATAGCTATTATAGGTTGTTCTGATTTATCGATAACAGCAACAGAATTAGACTCTAATGTTGAAGCCTTAAATTTTGTATATATGCCAAAAGATGTTTACCTAATGGCATCACACCCTGAAACTGGAGAAGAAAATATAGACTTTCTTTACGATCATGGTTTTGACACAGACAATAATTTTCTAATGGTGTTGATACAAAGATATCAAGACCTAGAAAACGCTTCTCAAAAACTAAAAAAAGTAGGTTACTACAAGTATTGGGAAGCAGACTACTACAAAGAAACAGTCGAACATCGACACAATTTACAAAGGAGAATAGATATGCGTGGAATGAAAAAAACAGCTAAAAAAGTAAATGGTAAGAAAAATCCTATGCTTACTAAGGCTAAGAAAACAAAAAAGAAAAAGAAGTAATGCCTAGAAAACTATCAAAAAAACAGATGAAGATTGCTAGAATTGCAGGTAATCCAAAAAAGATAGATGCTGCTGACTTCAAAAAACTTAGTAAAAAGAAGAAGAAAAAATAATGGCAAAAAAAAGCACAGTAAATAAATCTGGTAATTACACAAAACCTGGATTGAGAAAAAGATTATTTAATTCAATAAAATCTAGAGCTGTGCAAGGTACTGCTGCTGGTAAATGGAGTGCTAGAAAAGCACAGTTATTGGCTAAACAGTACAAAGCTAAAGGTGGAGGTTATAAGTAATGGCCTTGAAAAGTCCACAAAGAAGCCTCAAGAAGTGGGGTAAACAAAAGTGGAGAACAAAGTCAGGTAAGCCATCATCTAAAACAGGTGAAAGATATTTGCCTGAAAAAGTTATAAAAAAATTAAGTTCCTCCGAATATGCTGCTTCTACAAGAAAGAAGAGAAAAGTCGGTGGTACAGGCAGAAATGCCAAGTATTCTAAAAAAATCGCAAGATTGGTAAGAAATGCCTAATGAAGATTTTGATAAGGTTATTGTTGAATGGAAAGACGCTTATGAAATGGAGTCAGGTTGGCAGACTATTGAAGAGGCGATCAAGATTAGACCTCCCACGATCTTTAGTATGGGTTATGTTCTTAAAGAAGAGAAAGAATATATTATACTAGCTGGTGATGTAGGTAGAAAAGGTGACTCTGATTGTGGAAGAGTCCAGGTTATACCAAAATCGTGGGTTAAGAGGGTAAAATTAATTGATAAATCATAAAGGGGTGTCGTTAAACACCCCTTGTAAAGCTATTTAAATGGAAAAAATAATGGACTTAATCGCCTTAAAATCCATATGTTAAGTCTTTTTCTAGGTTTGTAACTCTTAATGAGTTTTCTATTAAACTCTGGAGTATCTTCAATAATACAAGTAAACATTATGCAACCTCCTTCTCTTTAACCTTCCAAGGCTTTAGTGAGGTAAAAATTATGACTCCTTTATGTTTTATTTCGTCATAATCTTTTTGAGTTAATATGAGTTGTTTTTTTTCTTTATATTTAAACTGCCAATAAGTCATAGTCTCTCCTTAAAAAAGGCCAAACAAGGTGTACAGTC